ATGGTCGTAACAGAGGTAATAAGTACATGCCATCAGTAATGGATAAACTCAAAAAGAACTCACGTATCAAGGAGACTTCGGTTCTTGCAACGTCTAAGTTCTTTTCCGAACAGGACCAGTGTCCGACTAACGTTCCAATGGTCAACGCCGCACTCTCTGGTCGAATCGACGGTGGTCTATCATCCGGTCTGACCGTACTCGCCGGTCCATCGAAACACTTCAAGACGAGCTTTGCACTACTCATGGCGAGTGCGTATCTAAAGCAGCATCCTGATGCTATCATGTTGTTCTATGATTCTGAGTTTGGTTCGCCGCAGAGTTACTTTGAGTCTTTCAACATCGACACGAGTCGAGTACTTCATACACCGATCACCGACGTCGAGAAACTCAAGTTTGATCTCGTCAATCAGCTGGAGTCCATCGAGCGTGGCGACAAGGTGGTAGTCGTAATCGATTCGATCGGTAACCTTGCATCGAAGAAGGAGCTCGAGGACGCGATCAACGAGAAATCGGTTGCCGACATGACTCGTGCTAAGGCGCTCAAGGGTCTGTTTCGTATGGTAACTCCGTATCTCTCAATGAAGAACATTCCTCTTTTGGCGGTCAACCATACATATCAAGAGATCGGTCTGTTTCCTAAGGCGATCGTTTCTGGCGGTACGGGTATCATGTATTCCGCGGACAATGTCTGGATCCTTGGTCGTCAGCAGGACAAGAAGGGCACGGAGATCAAGGGTTATCACTTTATCATTAACGTAGAGAAGTCACGATTCGTTAAGGAAAAGTCGCGCATTCCGATCTCAGTATCCTGGGAAGGTGGCATCGAGGAGTACTCTGGTCTTACTGAGATCGCACTGCTATCGGGTCATGTTACCAAACCGAGTCAGGGTTGGTACTGTCGTGTCGATACAGAGACCGGTGAAGAGATCCAGCCGAAAGTACGAGAGAAGGATACGCTAACTCCAGAGTTCTGGGAGCCAATCCTTTCAGATCCAAAGTTCCAGGAGTTCGTTCGTAGCCACTACATGATCGGTCATAAGTCTCTCATCGACGCAGACGAGCTTCCTCAGGATCTTCAGCCACAGCTTGAGGAGGGGTCGGGTGATGATAACTGAGAACGACTACACACTGATCGATCCTGAGTTCGTTGCCGATTCGAGCCAGGCCCTGTCAGAGATTCGTATCGACCGTACGAGTTCTAGGTGGAAGGGTATCAAGTTTAAAGTAACGCGACTCGGCGCTCGGGTTCTTGATGGTGATGAGATGGCCGAACTGTCGTACGACTTTACCGTAACGAAGTACGATCCTAGAATGTACACGGCCGAACAGCTCGAGAGTAATGAGGAATTTCAGACATACGTCGGAGATATCCTCATGCATATTATTGAAAACGCATTTGAGAAGGGAGACTATCGAATTGGCAGAGACGACGATACAGACGACGATACTTCGGAACCTTCTTCATAACGAGGAGTACACACGACGCGTCGTTCCTTTTCTAAAACGCGAGTACTTTGAGGGATCGCATCGTGCCGTCTTTGATTCGGTCGTTCAGTTTGTTGCTAAGTACAACAAGCTACCATCGGCCGAGGCTCTGGGTATTGAGATCGCCGACACAGAGAATCTATCCGAGGAGGATGCGTCCGAGGCATCGAGTCTACTTACTGAGATCTCTGATTCCAAGGAGGTCAATCAGCAGTGGCTCGAGGATCAGACCGAAAAGTGGTGTCAGGATCGTGCGATCTATCTTGCGGTCATGGAATCGATCAACATCATCGATGGCCGTCACAAGGAACTGACAAAGAACGCGCTTCCCGATCTTCTGAAGGATGCACTGTCGGTATCGTTCGATACATCTGTCGGCCACGACTACATAAACGATGCGGATGAGCGATACGAGTTTTATCATCGTAAGGAGGAGCGTCTACCATTCGATCTTGACTATATGAACAAGATCAGTAAGGGCGGTCTTCCACGTAAATCACTGAATGTGATCCTTGCGTCGACTGGTGTCGGTAAGTCTATGTTCATGTGTCACCACGCAGCATCGGTTCTGACACAGGGTAAGAACGTTCTCTACATCACTCTTGAGATGGCCGAGGAACGTATCGCCGAACGTATCGATGCGAACCTTATGAACGTGCCGATCGATCAGCTCGAGAATATGTCGTACGATCAGTACTCGACTAAGATCGACAAGATCGCAAAACGCAATACCGGCAAGTTGATCATCAAGGAGTATCCTACCGGTGCTGCTCATGCCGGTCACTTTCGTGCACTGCTCGAGGAGTTGCAACTCAAACGCGACTTTGTTCCAGACATTATCTTTATCGATTATCTGAACATCTGCTCATCGGCTCGTATGCGTGGTCTTGGTGGATCGATCAACACGTACTCACTGATCAAGTCGATCGCCGAGGAGATTCGTGGTCTGTCCATCGAGTTCGATCTGCCAATCGTTACGGCCACGCAGTCGAATCGTGACGGCTTTGGTAACTCAGAGGTTGATTTGAACAATACTTCCGAATCGTTTGGTGTACCTGCTACGGCCGACATGATGTTTGCACTGATATCAACCGAGGATCTTCAAAACCTCGGACAGGTAATGGTCAAACAGCTCAAGAATAGATACTCGGATCCGACGCAAAACAAGAGATTTGTGCTGGGTGTCGATAAATCAAAGATGCGATTCTATGACGTCGAGGACAGTGCACAGACACTCATGCAGGATACAACCGCACCGGTGTTTGACTCGACGAGTACGGCGAATCGTATCGCGACCGAGCGTAAAGATTTTAGTGGAGTAAAAGTATAATGAATGTAAAGCTGATTAGTTACACACAGCCGACAGCAGAGTTCGCAGCGGAGTGGAATAACAATCCCGATCTTCTCGATCTCGTGTCGTACTGCGCTCGTGTATCGAATCCATCGAATCAGATGAACGACGAGACCGCAGAGAAACTCGTGCGATTCCTTGCAAAACATGGTCATTGGTCACCCTTTGAACTTGTGAACGCGGTGCTCGAGATCAATACAACTCGTGATATCGCACATCAGATCGTGCGCCATCGGTCGTTCTCGTTTCAAGAATTCTCACAACGTTACGCTGATCCGACTCAGGATCTGAACTTTGTGCTACGCGAACCGCGTCTGCAGGACACCAAGAATCGTCAGAACTCGATTGAACTCGAGGATACGCCGATCTCTCGGACCATGGAAGAGATGTGGTATCAGAAGCAAAAGAAGGTAAAAGATGCGGCCATCTCTGCGTACTCCTGGGCAATCGAGCAGGGCATCGCAAAGGAACAGGCTCGAGCAGTACTTCCAGAAGGTATGACAGAGTCGCGTCTATATATGAACGGGACACTTCGCTCATGGGTTCACTATATCCAACTTCGGTCGGGTAACGGTACTCAGAAGGAACACGCAGTGATCGCTCGTGAATGCGCGTGTGTCATCGCGTCGATCTTTCCGATGATCGACGAGTACCTGAGCGAACAGTGATGAAGGTATGGTGGAGCAAATCGCCAAAACCTGGTAACTTCGGTGACCTGCTCACGCCGTATATTCTCGATCATTTCTCTATACCGTACGAGTATGTAAGACAGCCACGACAGTCGCAGCTTCTCTGTGTCGGTTCGACTGCAAAGTTTGCCAACGATAATACCATGGTTCTTGGCGCAGGTACGATGCGAGAGAGTGATACTCTGAATCCTCGAGCAGACTGGAGATTCGTTCGTGGTCCCTACACTCGAGATATCGTTCTTCGTGACGGCGGAGACTGCCCTGAGACGTACGGAGACCCCGCTCTACTACTTCCGCTACTGCAACCACCACCCGAGACTAAGACTCACGATATCGGTATAGTGCCTCACTACGTTGACTATAAATACGTTAAGAGTCGGTACAACAACGTCATTGATGTTCTGAGTAAGGATCCTCTTGAGGTTGCTCGACAAATCGCATCTTGTAGAAAGATCGTGTCGTCGTCTCTGCACGGTATCATAGCGGCACACGCGTATGGTATACCTGCTGCGTGGGTTGAGTTCTCTGATCTATTGGCCGGTGACGGTATAAAGTTCGCCGATCACTTTGCCGCGGTTGGTTCAGAACTCATTAAGTCTTCTGAGTCAAACACCGTATTTGTTAAAGCAAAAC